TTTACAAAACTGATAAGTTATACCAACTCCACTTAAATTTTTATTGGGATAGTCACTAAGTTGATTGTTAATAATTATAGCATCTTCAGATGCGTATTCAGCTTCATGGTGGTCAAGCACTATAACAGGAATATTATTTTCTTTTAATTGAGCATGATATGAATAATCATTAGACCCAGCATCGGGAACAATAGCTAAAGCAAAATGTTGTTCAATAATATAATCATAACAATCACTTAATCCATGCTGTTTTCCTTCATGTATTATCCATCTTATATATTTTTGCGTCCACGCGGGAAACGCTTCATATAAATAATTTATAAGTGACGCAGAGCTGGTGAAACCATCGCAATCTGCATCCACTACAACTACTACATATTGTTGTTTGCTAATACAAGATATTAATATTTTTGCTGCAATTAATAATTGTGCTTCTCCTAGTAATAATGGAGAGTTAATATCTTTATCTGTTGTATTTATGTAATGTGGAATATCTTCATATGATATTCCTCTATTAGTAAGTACCTGTTCTAAAGCAGAGTATTTAGAATTAACAGGTTTTATAAGTTTATATTTCATTTTATGATAATCCTATTCTTTTTATAAAATCTTTATTATAAATATATCCTTTCTTTAAATAATTCTAAGAAAATTTCTTTTCCATTATCTATCGGACTCATTTTATAATTAAGTTTATCTCCTTTTTTATCAAAAACAAAAGAGATTTGAACATATGGACTATATTTCTTATGAATATCAGTTAGTTTCTTAGTCCATTTTTTAAATTCTTCATCTCCAGATTTTTGAAATTGTTTATCAAAAGCCACAATAATTTCTTGAACTCCAAGAGATAAAAGTAATTTAACTTGATAACTTATCAAAGAACTTCCGCAACAAGCTACTGAAATATCATTTTCTTCTCCAAAATAACTAGCATAAAGGAGACATGATTTCTCGCCTTCAAATACTATCGCCCGCCGCATTATTTTTATGTTATCTTTACTATTGTTTAAATTATATAAATTAAATGAGAGCGGGTGTCGGTATAAAGTTCCATTAAGTTTGGCTGGAAGATATTTACCCCATTGTTCATTTTCTTTAATTAAAGTTCTCTCTCTTATACCAACTAAGTTATTATTTATATCATAATGAGGAATTACTATACCTTCATTAACGGGGTCGTAGGCTATTCCTCTATGATTAATTACCTTTCTATTGATACCCTCTTGTTCCCATGGGGTAATATTCGGATGTGGGAGATATTTTAATATACTATTATCATATTTTTTTAATTCTATTATTTTTTCTTTTAATTCAATATTATTTATTCTTTCATAATTATTAAAAATTTCCCAATCTTTGAGGTCATCTTCTTGAAAATCTTGAGAATTAAAATTTTGAGTTGAATAGCCAAAATAAGAAGCTACAAATGAGATAGCTTTAGGTAGAGACCATTCAGTTTGTGTTTCTCTTGACTTTACCTTTTGAGTTAAAGCAAAAATATCAAAACCGCCAGTTTCTTCACACTGAGTATAACATTTATATAGATGAGTGTTATTGTAGTAGTAAAGTTTGTGGGAGTCGCCTCCATGACAAATAGTTCTAAATATTAAAATATTATCATTAATTTGAACGCCTTCTCCGCCTAGCTCATTTGTATAATCTAATATTTGATTTATAGTTAAATTAAATTTTAATTCATCTTTATCCATTATTAAAATGCACTCGATTCTATTTTAGGTTTAATTTTTATCTTTAAATCTTCCATTGGAACTAGCTCATATTGATAATTTGTCGCAAACATAGGCTCTATTTTACAAGTTCCTCTGTTACTTTTACACCATAATAAAATATCTTTATATCTACCTCTACGATTTTTATACACAGATATTTTAATACTAGGATTTTCAAATCCGCCAGACCTAATAACATCTTCAAGAGCAGTTAAGTCATTTTGGCTTGTCTCTAACATAATCATACCTAGGTCTATTTTGTCAGCAATCGATTTTGCACCCCTCAAAAGGTTCTGGTCATATTGCTCTGCAGTCCGATAATCCGCATTTAACTGAGTGGCTGTCATAATAAAAACTCCATATTGATTACATAAATCTTTTATTCTAATTGAAATCATAAAAAGAATATTATCCTCTCTTAATCCTTTTACTCCAGCTTTTGAACTAACTTCACCCAATATTTTCATACTAGAATGAATATAATCAAAAAAGATATATTTAGTTCCATATTCGCGGATTCCGCGCTTAATAGTATTTTCAATATCTTTTAAAGAAAAATCTGGTAATTGCTCTACATATAAAGGACATTTCTTTAAAAGATTAGCTGCATAACAAACTCTCTCCCATTCTCCGACATAATATTCTCCATTAAGAATATGCTCTTCATCAACATCAGATAAAAATGCTATCATCATAGTTTGAATTTCATCTAATTCCTGTTCTGTAGAAATAAACATTGCAGGCTCTCTAGTACCATTATTTATCCATTTTTGTTCTGATGAACTATATATTTCATCACAAGCAATAGAACAAACATCAGCAATCATTGAACGAGTTTTACCAACTCCTGTCGCGGCAGACCGCAAATAAAACTTTTTAAGTCTTGCTCCGCGAGTTACTGTATTCACTAATGGTCCATAAAGCGGATATCCAATTTCAGGAGTCTCTTTAAGTTGCTGTAGGAGCTCTATAGCACCATCTCCCGCGTTTTGAATACCACCTTGACTATTATCAGCATATTTTAAACGAATATCAGTAATTTTTTTATCAATTAAATCAGCTATATCGTCTATTGGAGTATTATCTAACCAATCTTCTTGAGCTTGCTTCTTTTTTAAATCAGTTATATTATCAATGTCATATAACCAAGTTAAATCCATACCAATACTTTGATACATTCTTAATAAAGTCATTTTTTTCATTCTATTGTAATAATACTCAAAAGCTGCAAACTGTGTATTTTGACTTATCTTTTGAAGGTATTCCGCACCTTTATTAACTTTATATACAGCCAATTGTTTTGGACGTTGCTCTAAATAATCTTCTATTGCATTTAGACTAATTTCTTTTACACCTAAAGCGTGTAAATTATAAATAGAACCAAAAAGAATTTTATGAAATTCTTCTGTAAAATCTTCTTCATTAAAATAATATTTATCATCTTCATCAAGTAAAGAAGGATAATTATATATTGCTCCTATGACTTGAATAATAGATGGTATATCTACATATTTAGACACTATCACTTTCCTCACTATCATCAAAATTAAATAATCTTATAGTTTTAGTTTTAGCTTCTGGCGGATATATTTCAACTGTTTTTACTTTTGGTTTATATTCTTCTATATCCTTATCTTCATTTGCCAATTTTGCTAAATATAAACTATAATAATACTGACAAGCCTGCTCATAAATATATGGAACTATTCCTAAACCGCCATTAGCTTTCTCTGTAGAATTACCTTTAATTTCATACCAATAAACTAAAGTTTTTAATATACCACTATAAGTATAATTATATTGTTCTTGATATTCTTTTAATTGTTTTCTTATTCTAGCATTAACATAAGGCATATCAAATAGTTTCATAATATATTTTTCAAGAGCTTCTAAATCTTTTTGTTCTTGAGTTTTACTTGCCTCGCCCTTTTCTGCACATTCTTTATGAGCATAACGACGTGCGGAAACTTGGATAGTAGGAACTTTATCTCGGTCAAACTTTTTTTTACAATAAATGCAAGTTACCATATGCATAGTTATTGACCTCTTTCACTTTAATATTTTCTATAATTATATTATAACATATTTTTTTAAATAAATCAAAAAGAGGCTCGCCTTTAAAGCTAGCCTCATTTTTTTCTTTATTCATTTGCTGGATTTAAATTTTCTGTTAATTCTTTTAAATCCGTAATGATTAAATCAAGTGCTTCTACTTGGTCACGAGAACATTGATTTACTTTCTGACCTTTACCAAGATATTTGTCAGTAATCTGAACAATTCTTGGTTGCCAATAACTCTTAAAGTATTCTTCTGAATTATTTACAATTAAATTATTAACAATAGAATTAAAACTATCAACTAATTCATCAAAATCTAATTCTTGTGTAACATTAGAATATAAGTTATTTCTTTCATTGGTAAAGTATTCAGTACCATCTTCCGCAGCTTGTTTATCAATAGCATCACTAATAGCTTTTACTAATGCATTATAATTAAAATCTATATAATCTGGTGTATACTTAAAACGGCTGCCTGCTATATAACGTGGTGTACCTCGCATAAATAGCTTTGTAGAAGTTGTTCCATCTTCATTTTGAATTGCTCTTGAATATGCTATAATATCGCACATTCTTGAAACTATATTACGAGCTTTACTTCCTAATGTTGGAACAATCTGATTAAACTCGTTACCTTGTTCATCTTTAAAAGTTTTATCAGCCGCATGACTAATTAAAACTAGACCATAGTCCATCTGAACAATACTTCTTAAACATTCATCAAATTCTTTAGCTACCATTGTATATCCCTTACCATAAGGAATATCTCCAACTGCGTCTACACCAAAACTGCCGTCTCCACGAGGAGCATTTGCACAAATATATTTCTCACAATCATCATATGCAATATCCGCAGTATCAATAATTATAGTTTCGTACATCGCCTTAACATTTTCATCTTTAAGTTGTCTTAAAACCTTTTTAAATTCAGACCAAGAATTAATAGGTTGAGCCATCGCACCTGGAATTGCGTTATATCCTTTTTCAAAGGCTAAAAGAAGGTGTCTTGGAAACTTGGTTGCAATCGTAGTTTTCCCCGATTTTGGCTCCCCATAGAAGAAGACTGAATAACCCCTAAGGTCTCGACTAA